CTTATTCCTTACCTCATACATCTCCTCATTACCATTGTACTTGTACTCAGCTCGTAGCCACTCATCCATCTCCACAAGTGCCATGTAATAGTTAAAGCCATTGTTAGCGTGGTTAAATACCTCCTGATCTTCAGGTAGGTTAAATTCTAGTGTTGCTTTCATATCATTTCTATATTTTAAGGTTGTACGTTAATTATATTTTAGTGCTAAAATCATCATACCACTGCACAAAATCATCAAAGGTCTTGCTTATGATATAGATACCCCCTGCAGCTTCTATCATTAACTGATATTCTTTCTGCACTACTGACTGCTTATCCTTCCCAATCTTTACTTCTATCTTTACAGATCTACCATAAATAGTAGCAGAGATATCTGCAGATCCTGGGGTGCCGGTGCCCTTGGTCCACTGCCCTGCAGTCTTACTTCCATCAGTTCTGTAGCTTTGCCTGAATACTCCCATTGTATTAATCCTTTCAGCTTGATGCTGTGAGAAGTTTAGGAAGTCTTTGATACATTTAGTCAAGCCATTAGCTGTAGCATCACTGTACTTGGTTAGTGGTATGATGTGCCCTGGTGCTGATGGGTACCTGTAGCTCATGTACTTAATTTCTAGCTCTTTTAGTCTAGCTTTGTTGTCCTTTGTCATATCTTAGTAATTATAAAGTATCTACCTCCTACATTCCTATCTTTTTTCAAATTGTACCCCTTAAACTTACAGTACTCATTAACCATCTTTAAATACCTTTGAGCATTTAGATCACTCCATCCACCTGTGTAAGTCTGAAAGTCCTGAATAGAAGTATTATTATAGTGCATAGCATCTAAAGTAATGTTACCCTCAATAGCGTAATCATAAAATTCCTTATTAGTAGCTGAGATAAATCTTTTGTGATCTGCATTAATTGCTACAGCTTTAACAAGGCCCATTGATAAGAATTTCTGCAGGTTACTGATCATGTAGTTGTCAAATACTAACCAATCAATTACACTCCAGCTGTCAAATAACAATCTACCGTACTCATCTAGTGGGTTTCGCTGAGCATTAAAGTACTGATTAAACTCTATCTCATGCCTTCTCCTATCATGGCTACCACCGGCACCACTTATCACATAGTTGGTAGTAATAACAATTTTAGGGGAGCGTTCAAATGGGATAAAGATCTCATCCTTATTCTTTCTGTTCACTGTTATCCCTTCTGATATTAAACTAAATAGCTGCTCAAAGTCAAAGTTCTTTTTAACATCATCAAAGGCCAGGATCTGACTATCTAAATTCACCCTCTGATAAACAAAGTCAGACTTCTGTGGGTTAAATGCTTTACCATCTATTTTAACTATATTTCTAATCTTACCAATAGCTGTTAGCACTAAGCTCTTACCACTCCCTCCATTAGGGTTATCATCTATCTCCTGATCATTAAAGATTATTGCCTTCTGATCTGTTTTATCTTTGTAGGTATGGAGTAGATATCCTAGGGTAGTTTCTAAGGCATTCACCCTCTGCTCATCATCTGCAGATACCTTAGATACAAAGCTCTTAAAGTCATTTTCTATGCTCTTAGTTGGCTTGTAATCTCTATCAATAATTTGCCTATCCCAAATGTATCCATCTATATCAATGTAGGGCACAATATCTATCTTATTCTTAGTAATCTTAACCACTCCATTACGATAAGGTATAAAGCTGACATCCTTAGTATCCTGCAGCATCATTAAACCAATAGGCTCTAGCATAGATAAGTGGCCATCTGTGAATAGGTAGGGACTTTTAGAACAGTAGTTCCATACATCCACCTGCTTCTGCTTCATTAGGTAGGCTAAGACAAAATCTTTTACCTGGTCCACTGAGGATAGATTAACTTTATTTTCTATTACCCTCACAAAAGTGGGTTTCTCTGAGCGTTCAGGGTAGTATTTGTTAAAGCCATACTTGTACAGAAAATCACGATACCTCATAGGATCTACACTAACTACTTTCTTATCACTAATGGACCAGAATACATCCTCACTATTAGCTACATCCTTTTTAACATCCTCTACCACATCAGGCTTAATATCTAATTGCTTAGAGATATCACCAGGTGAGATACCCTCTTTTAGTTTTGACCTTACCTTTAAGATAGTTTCTTTATCCTCAAAATACTTAGTGCCTTTATTAGGGTTTTTATAAGCAGATCCTACACAGGTATTAATTTCTATTTGAGTAAAGTCCTTAGCACTATATTGATGAAGGTAAAATTTAGCAGTATTCTCACTAATGCCATACTCACAAAAACAGTTAGCTACTTTAAATACCCAATTATTTCTACCATTTGATATATCTCCATGGTTAAACTTCATTATATTCTCAATGATATTAGCTTCATTAGTCATGGGTAGCACTGGCACCCTTTCAAATGAGCTGTGGCCCTTCTCCTCTTCCATCAAATCAAATACCTCAGCATCTAAATTTATATAGGCACCACGATCATAAGACTCAAAGCATACTCTACTAACATTACAGCTAGATGCATCAAAGTAATCACTATCAATAAACTCCTGAAAAGCTTTGAACCTTCTCTTATGCGTGAATTTATCAGATGGTGGTATCTTAATCACGCACTTTAGCCCTTTACCGGATGGTGATACAAATATCATAAACACATTAGGGCACTCCATTAGTCTAGCCTTCTCAGCTTTCATTACCTTACTGCTAGGGTAATCATCAAAATCTAATATACAAAGCCCTGAGTGCTCAATAAGGCCATTATCATTACGTTCATTAAAGGTCCCATTAAACATGATAGCCCTAAGGCTGTTCTTTAGGCTGCTGTATGCAGGATCATCCTCATCCATAGCTCTAAGAGCAGTTATCTTATCAATTAGTTCAGGATAGCCTTCCTTTATCCTATTGTAAACATCCACCACATCTTGTGTGTAGGGAGTTTCTTTAGAATTGAATAGGCTTTTAAATACAGATATGTTCATAGTTAGTTAGTTGGGCTGTAAATGTAATCATTATTTTTACATGACAAGTTTATGACGCAAAATGACGCAAATTTTAAGCACTTGTCATGGCTAATAACTATACTAGTATTGACTATTAGAGTTTTATGACGCAAATGACGCAAAATAAAATAAAAAAAATCTTTTGAAAAAATAAAATTATTCCAGCAGCTGTTAATAAGAGAATGTGACACAGCGTCATTAATTAGTAATAATTGCATCTGATCTGCTCTTTAAGTTTTTCTAATTTCTCAATGGTATATATCTCTAATATCCTTTGTTTTAGTGGCTTATAGTACTGTGGTAGTACAAATGTTTCCCTTAGGTCCCTGGTGTGAAGCATGTAAGCAGGATCTTTGTAAGCCATGTAATCCTCATGCTTTTTTATTCCATTCAAAACAGTACAGTGGCTTTGATTAAACAGTCTACCAATTTGTGATAAGGTCATACCATCTTTTTTGAGCACATTATATAGGTAATATCTTTTATAGATCATGTGCATATATCTACCCTTTTGTTTTAAGTCATGTTTTTCTATAACATATTGCACCTCTTCTAGTCTACTCATGATAATAATTTAGGGTTAACTGATTTAAACAGCTCACTTTGGCTGTCTATTAATCCTACTGCATTGATATAGTCTATCTCCACCTTTGCACTGGCTATGATGGTAGATGATAGCTGAGCTATTGCTTTAGCCTTATCCACCTCTTGAGCTACCTGCTCACTTGTTAGCCCCTCATCTGCTAATCTTTCTAATGCCATAAAGATATGATCTCTTAGATCACTTAATTTGTTGTTTGCCATTTGTTTTTGCTTTTAATTTGTTAGTTAATTTAATTAGATCCCTAACCTCTGCAGGGTATCTGTGTATACTGTTCATTATTGCCATTTCTGCCCTGGTCTTTACTTGTAAGTTACTGAGCTCACAATTCATAAAGTTCCCATCTATAAAATTGATAACACATCCTTTTGGTATCTCACCATTTGCCTGAGTCCATACGTGCCTCTGCAGGAGTTCCCAATGACTATCTTTAATTTTGATATATTGGTACAGTCTACCTGTTTTATCAGCTCTATTGTGGATGGTTCCAATGGGTTGAGTGTTAGCTGGCTTGTTACCTTTCTTATACATGGTAGGTTTCACCTTCTCATAAGTTTCTGCAGGCATCTTTACCCCTTTGTTTTTTGGGATATGCCCTGGCTTAAATTGGAAGGCCTCATTACTTCTCATCCCTGCTGTGTATCTACCACTTGCTGCAGTCTTAAGATAAATAGGATCCTTTAGCAGCTTATATCTGTAGGCTATATTATACACCTTGCTTCTGTTTATTCCTAGATCCTTAGCTATTAGAGCAGTGCTTTCAAATGGGTACCTTTTAATTACTTCTATCTTTACATTCATAGCTCTTCTACTTTATAGCCATTATCAATATACCACTGTGGTGTATCTGCTTGCTCATCTGTGTAGATGTAATCATGCAGCTTACCATCTTTACCTAGGAAGCACTCCCACCAAAAGCCACCTTCAGGCTCCATCCTATCATCTATCCATACTCTATATTTTTTCATACTGTTCTACTTTAAGTATTAGTTTTGGCCACATAGCCATTATCATTATTGCATGGTCTCTATCCAGGGCTTCTAGTATTCTGACAGCTATCCTTTTTTTACCACCATCAAAATAGTTATAGGTTACTTTAAAGCGTTTCATTTCTCCTGGTCTTTAGGTTTATGATCCTGTAAGCTGAGGTAGTCCAGGTATAGCTGTAGGTTAAAGCTCCCCCCTTTATCACCCTCACTCTTTTTATTTTTCCACCACTCCATCTTTGCCTTAAGGCTAAAGTGAGTAGGTACTGGTGCTGTGTTATCTGTCATCTCTATCATTATTTAGTTCGTTTTGATACTCTTTATTATCCAGGTGCCACTGCCATACATCAAATCTATCAGGATCTTCTAGTATGCTATCCTCTATAGCTGTCTTTAATTCTTTTAGCTCTTCTGAGTTAGGGGTGTATGGATGGCATACGTTGTTACACCACTGCTCACCCTTATCTAGCCAAATGCTAACTGTGGTTTCATTAGTTTCCTCATCAAATGAGGTAAAGCACCACTCAAAATCAAGGATAAATTCAATATGATAGGTTTCATACCAAATGGATGCTGTGTACTTTTCTACTTGTAAATCTTCTAGGTTCATTTTAAAGCGTTTTAAAGGTTAGTAATGTAAGCTAAGGTATAAACACTCACCCAAAACAATATAAACACCATAGCAGTGCTTAAAACGTCTCTATGCTCATCAGTGAGGGGTGTAAAGTAATAGATAAGGTCGGATATTTTCTTTCTCATTTTCTTTGAATTTTGTAAAGGTTATCAGTAGCTTTGATTTCTGCAAGTATAAGCTGTGATCTTTCCATAGCTAGAGCTAATTCGCAGATGCTCTCCCATTGCTTGTCAGTAAAGGATGTGCCTGAGTTAATTTGCTGGAGTAGATACTCAACAGCTGTCAGTTTTTGATCATTCATATTGGTTAGTTTTAATTAGTAATGGTCAAATATACGTACAAACATTTAATTGTTTACATAAATACGTTATCAATAATCATTCTAAATAAGGAATGTAAAGGAATAGCCTTAATTTATACATGATAACCTTAAATATACTTGGGTAATATGTTAGCTATATGTTACATTATGATACTATTCTAGCTACTATGTTGGTTATAACCGTCACAAATCTTTGTAGAATTAGTCAAGTTTATTGTGCAAAAAACAAGACAAAAAAATACCCCCCTGCCAAACTAACCAAAGATGCAGAGGGGCTTAGGCAACACATTGGGCGTATTAACCTAGTGCAAATATATGTAAAAAATTACATATTAAACTTATGACTATCAATAAATTTTATAGATTTTCTATCACCTGTAGTCTCTCTACCACATTTTATAGTAAGTATTCTACCACCTAATGGCTTAATGGGAGCTCCACGTTCAACATGCCACCCATTGGATCCATCACCGTACTCCTCTTTGTAGGTTCCTGTGAGCATTAAGTGTAATTGTTTTTGCTTAAGTGTGTATCCTGTTACAGCATGCTGATCTAATGTATCCCTTACATCATTTCTGCATGAATTTTCATGTATATGGCCCATGGTAAAAACATCAAAGTTCTCATAAGTTTCTAGAGCCCTGGTTAAATTAATAGCACCTTTGGTAACTATACCACCACCCCCTGATCCATGGAAGTATTTGATCTTAGTAGTGAAAGAGGTAGTATTGCCAGGGCTATAAACCTGCTTAACTACTAACCACCCACCATAGCCTCCTACTTGTATATTAGATTTTGCTTTAAAGTTTAGAATATCTACAAATCGCTGCAGGATATCAGTCTCTTGAAATTTTATTATACTTGTCTCATGGTTACCGTATCCTATTAGCTTAATGATGTGAGCATAGGGGAGGAACCACTCCACAGCTGTGTTCACTATAGAGTCTAAATACATAGCATTATTGTGCTCAGGTCTTATATCAGATTTATTACGTCTATTATCTCCCCTCCCTTGCATTAAGCAGAACATATCACCATTAATCATTACCGGTATATTCTCTTTAACACAATAGTCCAGGTGTCTCTTTAGCATATCTCTATCACAGTGAGGGTTATCCCAATGCAAATCACTAAGCATAGCTATCCTTACTTCACTGCCTTCTAGTGAAAGCTCGTGAACATTCTTTGAGTGTCTTATCATTAAAGTTATTTAAAGGGGTTGTATAATTTGTCTAGCAGTCTTAGGATAAAAAATAGAGCTATCCCACAGCCAAATCCTATTATAAATAATAACCAATTAGTTTTGGCCTTTTGCTTTTTTTCTGCTTTATATATGTACTTATACTTAAGCACATCCTGCTTTACAAGTTGAGTCTTATACCGGTACTCTATCCTTGTTTGCCACCTGGTCTTAGGTACATAGATATTCTTAAAAAAGATAACAGTATCCTTAGTTCTTATTACCTTTTCGTATCTAAGCGTATCATTACGTATCACTGCAAAGCTATCTATTGATATTATTCTGATGGTATCACTATCCTGCACTACCTCTAATCCAAATTTAACAGCTTTTTTGTAGTGGTACTGTGCTTTTTTAGCATCAGAGCAGGAGCCTAATAGGCATAGTGCTATAATTGGGAGTATGTATCTCATAAATTTTCTAGCATTTGTATCATTCTAGGGCAGGGGTAGATATCACTCTTATCATGCCTCACTGAATTGTGTGTAAATATACCTGGTTCTCCCCTCAAAGCACGTTTATCTATATCAAAGATGGTAGCAAAGTAATCTCTAGGGATATTGTACTGATCACAAAGGTAAACTAGCAGCTGCCGGGTAGACTCTATTTGTGCATCTGTGTACATTTGCCAATAGATGTGCCCTTTGTATGGTTTATCTAAGATAGTTAGCTGAGTGTAATCTACTTTACCTCCTACATAGTTATAGTAGTAACCGTTCTTTTTAGTTAGTGGTCCATAGTTACAGATCTCTATGCCTACAGATATTTTATCTAAACTCCTGTAAGTTACTCCTGCTTCACTAAACACCTCTTGCTTAAGGCCTAAGTGATAAGCCCAATTTTTAGAGCTGAAGCACTGCACTATTGTGCCCTTACTACCAATGATAAAAGCAGTAGCTACCCTTCCTACTTGCTGATTAAAAAAGTTAGCTACAGATACTGCATCTGGTCCACCTGCTGTATGGTGTAAATAGATCTGCCTTTTATCTGTAAGCTCATCTACGTACTGATCTTTAGATAGTCTCTGTTGTACTATTCTGCTTATATCTAATTCCATCTATATCATTTTTAATTTCTGATGCCCTGGCAAACAAACGCTTAAATGCATACCATATGTCGATCTGCTTAACAGCCTTGTAACTCTCATTAATTGAAACCGTCTCGATGCTTACAAGAACTAGAGATACTATCTTTGTCAACATTAATGGCACTGAGAAGAATTTCATAACGATATCATTGAGTATCAAAAAGTCAATCAAGTAGAACCCAATAACAGCTGTCTCATATAGGACCATCTTTGAAATAATAGCTGAAAGTTTTCTTGATGTAATAGGTATGCCTAATTTTCTAGCCTTCCAAATACCTGTAAGCGTATCTAGCACTATGGCAAAACCAATTAAAAATAATATGCCTGATATAGGTAAAAAGAAAGCTCCTATCACTGTTAATAATTGTATTGTATATTGTTTAATTGAGGCTAATAAGATTGCTAACTGTAGTCTCATAGTATTAAGATGGCGTTGTTATATCCATTTTCTCTAAGATTACCACACATACCAGTGCATACTGTTTGCCATTGGGTGATACAGCTACAGTTATTAAACATAGGCCGTAGATCAGTATCCATGTTAGTGGTAGAGATGAATATAGGAAATAGATTTTTGTTAGCTAGTAACCATCTGATTAATCTCTGCT